CGGGGGGGGGGCCGGGGGGCAAACCCCCCCCCGGGGGGGGCCCCCCCCTTTCCCCGGGGGGGGCGGCAGCCCCCCGGCGCGCGCGCGCAGCGCGCGCGCCGCCGCCGAGCCGTTATTTTTAAAAAAGAGGAAGGAAGTCGGCCATTTTGTAAAAGAAAATGGCGACTGTGACGTACACGTCACGTGACAGGCCACGTGGGAGGATTGACTTCCGGGCTATACGCCAACCCTCCCCACGTGACTTGTGACGTAGGTGTGACCTATGACCCGGAAGATATTGGCCTTCATTTTGGGTAAGCCGGAAGTGCTCCGCCGACATTTTGTATATGCCGAGCTGCTTCCGCCTTACTTAAAATGGCGGCCGTGACGTCACGGAAACGGCCATTTTTGTAGTCCGGAAGGGGTAAAAACGGGGTCCGCGTTATGGCAACCCCTCTCCACTATCCAATGGCAAGAAGATAAAGGCCTTATGGCGAAGTCTGGCCCCACTCACTTTCGTTACTGATATGCCCACTCAGTGTCCAAGAGCACCTCGGAGTCTGTTTAGCAAAATTCCCGACCCCCGCGAGCCCGAAGTGGTCTGACACGCGCGAGCGTGTCAGCACGAGCGGGGGTCTGAGGTGCCGCGCGCAGCCGAAGGCGTAGCGCGCGGCTCCGAAGAAGTTGAGTACCTGTCTAGGGGGGCTCAGAAAGAGAGGGTCGCACTCCTCGCTRACGCTCGGAGTGCTTAGTGACCTTTAGAGGTAGACACCGACAAGTGAAACTCCCACGGCCTTGCACAGTGAAGTTGCACTTTATTTAAAGCCCAGGCTGAATTTTACAGAGAAGCGAGAGGGGCATTGGGGGTAGAAGGGGGGTGAATGAAGGTGATGGCGCACGGGCCTGTCCCAGAAGGCGGCGGCCTCGTACTCCTGCTGCCAGTCTTGGCTGCTGGGTACGGGTTTTGGGGCCCTGTCTGGAAACATGTACACCTGATTTATCGCTGGCTTAATAACATAGGGTTTATGTGGAGACCCGCTTGCGTTTTGAACATTTCTCGGGTGAGGAATTGGAGCTGCTGCTCGAGCTTCCGCTGCTCTCTGAGTCGTCGCTTGAGGAGGAGTACTGTCTCCTCCGTCGCCTGCTCTTCTGCAGAGGCTTGCGACCTTTCTTCCTCTGAATATGAGCCTTTTTCGGGCTCTCGGAACTCTCCCTCTGCTGCCTCTGTTGGAGGAAAGATTCTAGGTCTTTTTGGTTGTGTAAAATAGCTTTCATAGTCGAGAGGTTTCTCGTGCAGGCGTTTGATAGCTCCCTCGCTAAGATAGCCCCTTCGCCAGTCAAAGGAGTGGAACACCCAGCGGGGTCCCATTTGTTCCGGGTCCGCCACTTGTATTCCTCTAGGGTGTCTATCGGAGTCGGTGGGCCGTCCGTCCGTCTTGCACGGGTTTTTGATCGTCTGTTGGAACATCATGTTACCTCCCCAGGTGAAATAGAATTTGTACTTGGCTACCAGGGTGCTGTTTTTAAGCTCGTCTTTGTAACTAAAGGGCCCGGTCTGCACTATGTCTGCCATTACTGTCTCTTGAAATAACATTTCGGGCCTCCATCTGACCTGCCAGTAGGGTTCTATTTTGCCCCGTCCGTCAATCCATTTTCCGTCACCAAAGTTTCTGTCATAGAATACGTACCCCATCATGGGATTGGTCTTGTTGTACATGGGGGGCTTAGTGTAAGGACATATGACACAGATTAGGCCCACGGTCTCTGCGTCCACGAAGGGGCCTAGCTCTGACTCTATGAAGTCACTGTAGCCATAGAAGGCTGCCCACAGTGGTATGTCTTCTATGTGTGCTTTGCAGGAGCCCCCTGTTACTATGAGTTGAGTGTCTGCCTTTGTGTTGTACTGAAACCATACGTGGTTGCCTACCCCTTTGTCCATGAGGGGGTTGTATGTGACATCTTGATAGGCGCAGGGAAATCTAGGTACTGGTCTGTCTGGTGCTAGGAATATTGTACTGAACATACCTAGGTGGTACTCGTAGGCGTCTGTGGTAGGGGTGGTCCACTGACTGGCGTAGCCCTTCTCACTGGATGTTTGTTGTGGCCCCTCAGTGGTTAGTTGTTTAAAGTAGGCTCTTCTTAGWTCATGTAAGTCATTTTTGTGGCTTTTGGCATTGTAGGTATACCAGTTGTAGTTGGTATTTACCTTATTTCTAAAGTGTGAGTCTGAAATTTKAGGTGACATGTAGTCTCYTGTGTTACTGCCTTTTTTAACATTAATTACATAAAAGGGAGTAATGTTTGATTCCCAGTAAGAGTTTTCCTCGTATAAAACGTTAAATACATAGTTTCTTGATTCRTCAGTTGCACTRAAGCCTATTGCCTGATAGTAGAACTCTTTCAACACCTGGAAGGTGTAGCAAGGGTTGTCAGTTTGTGGTGAGCCGAATGGGTGGAGAAAGGAAGCCGCAGAAACCGCAAGTGACACAAGATTAACGGAACACAGGTCTTCCTGAGTGTACCACTTGTCTACGAAGAGGTCTGGGGGGGGAATTTTTACTATTATCTTTTGTCTGCCCCTGGGATTAGTGTCATAGCTGGGGATTAAAAATTTGTGTTTTGCCTTGATGAGGTTACCCGGGTGGTAGTTGGGACAGCTGTACTTGTCTAGCTTGTAAGGTTCTGATATGTCATACTGSCCTATCCAGTCAGTTTGTTTAGTCCTGTAGAATATAAATTTACAGCCCCTGTATCTGGCCAGGTCTAGCTGGTCGTTGGGGAAAGACCACTTGTTCAGTCCTCTCTGATGCTGGTCAAACAGTACTTTTAAAGAGAAGGAGGTAGTGCTAAGGGCCCCTCCAAAGGGCTGTCCTTGGGGGGTGTAGTCGTCAGAGTGAAGGGCGTAGTTTTTATTGCCCTTGGTGTGGCCGCAGAACACTATGGGGAGGTACCCCGTTATGGTGCATCTGCGTCTGGTGGCGGGCTGCCACTGTCTCAGTATGAGTCTCTTTTTCTTTTTTCTGTGTCGCCCCTTCCTCACATAAGTCCTGCGTCGCCATCCCCGCCTGTACCGTCTGCGACCCCACCGCCTTCGCCTGGTTCTTACTGTGCGTCGTCTTCGATAGCGTCGAGCAGGTCGGCCAGCTCTTCGTCTCCTAAGTGGGCGTCGGCGGCGGCGTCTCCTCCAGCGCCTGGCGGGCCAGCGGCGCCACCTTCTCCACCATCCCCATGCCATGGCAGGGCAGGGGGTTGCTGAGGTGCCGCGGGAGAGTTACGGGAGGCTCTCACCTGCGGGGTGCCCGGAGGAGGACCACCCGGCGGCGGCGGGCCCCCAGTAAAACCATAACGCCCAGCCAGAAGATTAATGTGAGCAATAAAATTGCCACAACCACAAGATCCAGCATGGGCTCGGAAACAGGCCTCGTACCAATTGCGCTCGATGCCGGGCGCATCGTGTACCGGGGGACGCCAGCTCATAGCCCTGCGAGGCGCCTGTGGAGCTCGCAGTGATCGCAGTAGCACTTTCCTTTTCTTGTGGCGGTAAACTCTGCCGAGAAACATATTAAGAATGAAGACCCTAAGAGCCTTGCCCATAGCCCGGCCAGTCCCGAGCCCGAATTGCCCCTTGACTGCGGTGTGTAAGCTCACCTCCGGCACCCGCCCTCGGGACGCTCGGGAGCTCCTCCGTCGCTCCCTCGCTGCGGACGGGCGTGGAAAACTCAGCCATTCGGAAGTGCAGTTAGTTATATCAGGATGTACACCACGCCCAGGAAATGAACGACATAGACTCTGGTTGGGCGAGACGGGTCACGTGGTTAGTGACGGACTT